TGCGCGGGATCACGTTCTCGGCGTAGGTCAGAGCGCTGTCAACGAAATCGTCAATCAGCTTGTCGATGTCGGCGTTTTCGTCCGCGATCCCGGTTACAAGGTTGGCCCAGCTCGATTTCATCATCTGCGCCGACCCGGAAATCGTGGTGGCCGCCTCCTCCGCCGTGGTGCCCGTGATGCCCATTTCCGTCTGGATGACGTGGATGGCCTCCACCACGTCGGCGTAGCTGCTCACGTCGAAATGGATGCCGGAGATGGCCTCCGCGTCCGCGAGCAGCCGTTCCATTTCTTCCTTCGTGCCGCCGTAGCCGAGCTTCAGGTTGTCCAGCATCGTGTAATTCTGCTTGGCAAAGCCCTGGTAGGCATTCTGGATGCTCTGCATGTCCGAGCCCATCTTGTTGGCGTTGTCGGACATGTCTGTGATCGCCATGTTTGCAAGCTGCGCGGCCTCCTCGGTGTCTCCGCCGAGAGAAGCGATCAGCGAGGCGGAAAAGCCCGTCACCGTCTCCATGTATTCGTTGGCGGAAAGCCCGGCGGTTTTATAGGCTGCCGAGGCGTATTCCATCACGGTGTCGGAGCTGCTCTTGAACAGCGTCTCGATGCCGCCGGTGAGCTGCTCATAGTCGGCATAGCTCGCCAGCGCCTCCTTGCCGAGCTTGGCAGCCCCGGCGGCAGCAGTCGTAAACCCGGCCAGCGCCGCGCCGCTCAAAGCCTTGGCCGCCGTGCCGAAGGCCCCGGCGAATTTACCGCCCGCGCTCTTGCCCGCATTGTCTGCCTCGCCGCCCAGCAGGTTGGTGAGGCTGCCCTGCATCCCCTCAGTGGAGGGCATGATTTGGACGTATGCCTGGGCGATCGTGCCCACGCTATTTCCCGGCATTTACCGTCACTTCCTTTCTTGGCTCCCCCGTGGGGGGAGCTGTCACCAGTGCGCACACTGGTGACTGAGAGGGGCTACTCCAAAAATCTCGCCAGCGCCTCGTCAAAGGCCCTTCCGTCCCGGAACACCATGACCGTCGGCGCCGCTTCCGCCTGCCCCGTCAGGATCTCCGTCAGCGACCGGGGCCGCGGCGTCCCCGCCTTGGTATATCGCCACAGCAGCAGCGCCACGGAATCCGCGATTCCGGCCAGCAGCAGCGTGTCCGTGCCGATGTCGCGCCCGGCGGCCCTTCGCCGCACGCGGCTTTCCTCCGGTAGGCCGCTGGCGAGGATCGCGGCCAGTGTCAGCGGCAGCCCTCGCCAGTTCAAAACATGGTAGTATTGCGCAAAGTCGCAGATTAAGGCGTCCTCACCGGCTGCGACAGTTCCGGCAAGGATCAGGAGTTTTTTCCGCCGAGCGCCAGGATGATGTCCCGCATCTCCACCGTTACGCGGTCGATCGGGACAATGCCGTTCTCACCCCTCAGATGGTCGTACAGGGCCTTCTTGTTCTTCCCTATGATCTTGTCCACCACCGTGGGCAAAGCGGTCATGTTGCCTGCGTCCAGGCCTGTGAGCGCGTCGAAAAGCTCCATGTCGTTGAACACGGTTTCATCCAGCTCACAGCAAAAGCCGCTGGGCGTCGTCACCGTCCTCATGCGCCGCCTCCCGCCGCTGTGGGCGTGATGGTCTTCTGGTACTCATAGGCCGTGTTGCCCTGCGCGTCCGAGATGGCCGTGATGGTCAGCTCGAAGCCCACCACGTTGTTGTCAACATAGACGATCTCGCCGATGTTGGTCACGACGCCGGATGGGATCACAATGCGCTGGTGCACGTTTTTGGCCATGATCGTGGAGATGCAGTAGGCCCGCGGGGTGGAGATGTCCGCCTTGCTCTGTACGGTGATTCCCTCCGCCAGCGTCCCCGTCGCATTGCCGAAGGTGATGCCCAGCACGTCCACGTTGTTCGGTTCGATGAGCTTGAACTTAAAGGTCTCGGTCTTGTTATTGCTCAGCACCGCCACGGGGTCGCCGCCCCAGGCGTGAACCACGGTGTTGTCCCGGCTGATATTGCGCGCGACGCCTGCGTCGCTTACATAGCCCAGAGACTGAAAAGCGCTATCCAGCGCCGTGGCCGCGTCGGTGGGGAGGGTGCTGCCCGCCGGGGCCGTCCAGATTCCGCCGCCCACGCCGGGCTTTGCCGCGCTTGCGTTACCCATAACAAATCACTCCTCGTAGTAGATTGTAAATACCGCCTGATAGCGGCGCGCCCCCATGCGGGGGTCGGTGTTGTTGTAATCGCTGTCACAGTGGCAGCGGAAGACGTTCGGCAGGCTGATAAGCCCCGCCATCCTGGCCTTGACGGTCTCGTTCAGGCACGCCGCCTCAAAGAGACTCGGCGCGACGCTCTTCGCGGTGATGGTCGCCCGGAGCAGCCCGTTTTTCTCGCCGCTTGCGATCTTTTCCAGCACGACGTAGCGCTCCGGCGGGCCGGGCGGCGTTTCCAGCGCCACCGGGACGCTCGCCGCGTCCTCCAGCCAGTCCCTGACTGTCGTTTCAATCATCGGTACACCGCCTTCAAAAGCGTGTCGTTTTCCAGGTTGTCGATGGCCGCCTCCCGCGTGGCCGGGTAGACGTTCACCGCCACGCGCTGCCCCGTCTTGTGGGGCGCGGCGGCGGCGTAGCCGTCCCCGGCCCGCTGGGCGGTCTGCGCGGCGATCTGTTCCACCGCCGCGCTCACCCCGTCGCAGTTCAGCAGCTCCTTCACCCCGGCGCGGACAAGCACAAGCTTAGGTTTCAATCCTCTCCACCTTCACCTTCCTGTTCCAGCAAAGCGGGATCAGCGAGCCGATGCCCTCCGTGACGGGGCCGATGCTGTGCCAGACCTCGCCGAAAAACTCCACCGTCGTGTCCTCCCACTCGTGCGCGTCCCCCTTGGGGATGCCGAGGGTGTACACGGCCTTGCGCCCTGTGAGGGTCAGCGTGTCCTGTATCTCCTCCGCGCTCGACGGGGCTACCAGCACGTTTTCCACCGTCTCCGTGAGGGTCTCATAAATCGGCACGCCGAAGGCGTCCTCGCCAGTCTTTATCCTGACGGTGAGCAGCACCGGAATGCCCCGGATCATTGCCACACCTCCGGCGGCGCCTTTTTCGCGAGCTCCTGCGTCGGGCTGTAGCTCCCGATTTTGTCGCCCATGCCCAGCAGCCGCCGATCCATCCGGGAGAGATACAGCTCCCCGGCGCTGCCTCCGCTGCCGACTGTCCAGCTCTGGGAGTAGCCCATGGCGCTCATGCTGCCCTGCGTCGCTCCCATGGGTACCGCCGCGCCCTGTGCCCCGGTGTCGGCCATCACGCGCGCCACAACCCGGCAGGAGACCACGGCCTTCGCGCTTGCCGCCGCGTTGGGGGCCAGCGCGTCGATCATTACCGCCGCATCCTGCAAAAGCAGGATGCAGCGGCCGAACTCCGACGGGGTGAAGACCCGGCCGAGCCTGGCTTCTACGGCCGGGGGGCTGGCATATGTCACCGCGTCCGCCATGGCTTAGGTGGGCGTCGCGCCGGTCAGCAGATTAAAGGCGTTCACGTTCGCCACAAAGCCCGCCTCAAACTCGCAGCGGACGGCGAACATGTTGCGCTGCCACAGGTTGATGGTCACGGTCTGGCTGTTCGCGTCGGTGTAGGTCAGCGTGGCCTGGTCGGAAAACTCGATCTGGATGTCCTGGACCATGCCGTACATGGCCTGGCTCCAGTCGCCCGCCACGCCGACGACCGCCGGGGTTCCGGGGGTAGCGCTCTCTCCGGTGGTCGGGGCGGTGCCGGGCACATAGACGCCGCGGCCCTGGACGATCTGCGCGCCCAGCACGCCGGGGATTCTGCCGTCGTTGGAGTTCGGCAGGAACAGGGGACGGCCCTGCTTGTCCTGCGCGCCCAGCAGCAGGCCGTAGCCCTGCGGCCCCATGGCAATGCCGTTCAGGATGCCGCCCGCCGTGGAGATGTTTTCATAGGCGGCCACGAGGCCGTCGTAGGCCGTGAAGTTCTGCCCGGCCAGAATGCTCTGCTTCGTGGCGGCGGCGAGCGTGCCGAAGTGCTCGCCCGGGGCCTGCACCGCGCCGAGCACGGTCCGGTCGAACTTCATCGCCAGCGCGCCGGGAAGGCGGGCCACGATGTTGTCGTACAGCGCCGCAAGATCGCGCCGGAACTCGTTGGAGAAGGGGAGGATCACCGCGAGCTTGTACCCCTTCATCGTCTTCATGGCGACGCCGGGATTCTTCACGGGCTTCGCGGCGGTCTCATCGACCCACTCGGCCTCGGGGTCGGCGGTGATGGTCGGGATGCTGAGACCCCGGCCGGGCAGGGGAATGCGGCGGGCGAGCTGCATAATGGCGGACTCGCCGCGGGCGAGCTGCATGACTTCCTGGCTTACGTCGGTGGGCAGCGCCACCGCGGTTCTGTTGGTCTGAATACCGGTAGGCATAAATCAAAGCTCCTTTCAAAGCACCTGTGCGGCCCAGCCCGCGAAGCTCTCGCGGGTGGTGCCTGCGGTTTTCGCCTGGACTTCACCGCCGTCCTTGAGCGCGGGATAGCCGGGCTGCGCCTTGGCAAAGGCGAGGATGCCGTCCGCCTGCGCCTGGCAGGCCTCGGTGGTCTCGCCGGTCAGCAGCTCCACGGGCACGTTTTTCTCCTTCGCCACGGTCTCCCGCAGCTCCCGGAGCTGGTTGGAGAGCTTCAGCGCGCCGAGCTCCTTTTCAAGCTGCGCGGCCTTCTCCTGCGCGGCCTGGAGATCCTTGGGGTCTGCGCCCTTGGGCTGGTTGGCAGCCGCGGCCTTCTGCGCGGCGTCTCTGGCGTTGTTGATGTCCTGGCCGTTGAGATCCATCAGCTGCTGAATCTGCTCGGCGGTGGCATCGGGAAAGAGTGCGGTGATGTCAGAACGTTTCATCTTGATCCTTTCTTTCGCCTACGCTTTTGTACGGGGTCGCGTCCCATGGCTTGATAGTTTTACGGCATCCCGGCCAATTTTATATAAAACGCCGTCGGCGTTTTTTGTGTGTCCACAGTGGGCACGCCCTCAAAGCGGCTGCCCGTTTGTCTCCTGGGCGAGCTTGCGCTCGGCGTAGTTGATGCGCTTCTGCTCCCGGATCGTGGAGGCGTTTTCCGCGTACTGCGCCCGGCGCTGGGCGTTGATTTTGTCCTCCCAGCTGCTCCCCGGCGCGTCCTGGTATGCCCTGAGATATTTCTCCGGCTTATATCCGGCCACGTTTGTCCGCTCATTGAAGCGCACGGCGTACTGGCAGTCGCAGTTTGCGTGGATGTGCTCGGCGTGGCCGTTTTTCAGGGCCTTTTTGCTCGCGTGCTGCCAGCCGCGGGATGCGAGCATCAGACAGAAGGGGCAGGTGTCGCCCTTGGGAACCCACGCAAACTGTGAACCGTCCCGCATGGCGTTTTTGAGCGTGGTGTCGGCCCCGGCCTGCTTCACCAGCCGCCCGACGGCCTGGGAGCAGCGCTCCGGCGGCAGATCCTCCCGCAGCGTGCCGTTGACGACCTTGGCCGTCTCGCCGTAGGTGGCCGTCGCCGCCGGCTCCGCCGGGGGCAGCCGCACGCCGGAGAGCTCCGCCAGCGCGTCGTACATCTCCGCCGCCAGGGCGGAGGTGGCCTCGCCGTATTTGAGCGCCAGGGCGTAGGCGTATTCAATGGCAGCCCTGCGCCCCTCGGCGGTGAAAACGTCGTGGGAATTGAGATAAGCCAGCATCAGACTGCCCGCTTTGTCGCTTGCGGCCCGCAGCCGCTTGACGTACCGATCCCACACGGCCTCGCTGATCTCCATCACGCGCCCTCCAGATCACCCAGCACCTGCAAGCCCCGCGCCCGCTGCTCCTGGGCCTTGATGCGGCGGATGTCCGCCGGGTCGAAGCCCATCATTTGCAGGAACACGTCCGTCTGCGCAAAGCCGGGCCGCGCCCCTGCGATTTTCGCGGCCGCGTCCGCTGTGGCCGCCACGCTGGGCATTGCCGGACTTCTGAAATGCGGCACAACGTCGTACTGCTCCGGCGTCAGGCCCTCCATATTGGTGTTGTGCGAGATCGCCAGCGCCATCCGGGCAATCGTCCGCAGGCTGTCGCCGTTTCCGGTGTTGAGCTGCTCGGCCAGGGCCACCAGCGTCTTGTTCTGGGCCTCGATGGCGTCGGAGCTGGAGGGGTTTGCGTCGTTGATAACGCCCGTGTCGGTCACGGTGAGGCCCGTCGCGGCGGAAAACTGCGTCGCCAGCATCCGCAGCATGTCCACATGGGGCTGGATGCTTCCCTGGGGAAGCTGTCCGAAGCTGGGCTTCTCGCCGGTGTCGGGGTGCGTCGTGCCCGTGATGATGGAGCCGACATACTGCCGGAACTTGTCGTTCACCACCGCGTCGTACTGCTCGTCCGTCACGCCCATCAGGTACTTCTGGGGGCTTGTGGAGAACTCCAGGCCGATGGAGGCGTTGGCTACCGTGCGTACATAGCCGTCGATGAGCCGCCGGATCGGCTCCTTGATCCGGGAGCGCCCGAAGGGCTTATCGCTCGTCGCGTTCCAGATCAGCGGCTCCATCAGCGGGCGGCCCATCCGGTGGTGGTAGCCCGTCGCCGTCCAGACGTTCAGCCAGCGCCGCAGCACCCACACCGTCCTGTCCGTGTAGAAATACACCAGATTCGGGCTCCAGTTGAGCGCGTCAACGTTGTCCGGCGCGCTGTCGATGATGGCAAGCCCGCAGTCGATGCGGCCCTTGTCGCCGTTCCAGAGTCCGGCCGCGGTCTGAGCGCTGTGAAAGCGGATCTTGCAGCCGATGGCCGGATCGTGCGACAGCGTGGCGAAGGTGGCGCCGAGCTTCAGCTCGTCCCGGCACGCCCGCTGGTAGCCCTCAATGAGCCGGTTATGCTGCACCAGCGCGTCCAGCTCATCCACCGTATCGCCGTTCACGCCCACAAAGCCGTCGAACATGCTCCTTGCGGCCAGCACGTCCACGCACTTCGCGCCCCACGCGCAGCCGATTTCCAGCCCGCGCAGGCCCTCCGGCAGCGCAATGCCCAGGTTTACCCGGTTCAGGGAGATTTTGCCCTCATAGTAGACGTTCTTTTCCAGGTTCTTTGCCTGGTGGGCCAGCAGCACCCGGCAGAGCTTCTGGAGCCTGTCCCGGTCTTCCTCCGGCAGCCCCACCACGTTGGAGGGGGAGATAAAATTTATCATGGCTTATCACCTCATCCTATCCGCATTTTCCGTCCCGGCACCCGTGTGCTGGTCTTGCAGCCCCAGAGCGCCAGGGAGGCCGCCGCGATTGGCAGCGGGTCATCCCCTCCGAAGCCCCAGCCGCCGCCGTTGCCGATGGGCCGTCGGGTGGAGGTCACCGCGCTGTCGCGCAGCGCCTCCTGCGGCCCGAACCATGTCACCGTCTTTTCTTGCAAGGCCGTCAGCAGCATGGAGGCCGCCGCCACCACGCCCGCGGCTCCCGGCTTGATGACCGACTGCTTGTGCCGCCACGTCGGTCTGATTCTGTCGATCAGCACGTCCGCGCTGCCCTTGCCGTCGATGACCACGCAGCAGGCCGTGTCGTAGCGCTGGCAGAGCCAGTCGGACAGCCACTGCACGCCCATGCCCGCCGGCTGCCTGTCGATCAGGGAGATCCGCGCCGGGCCCGCCTCCGGGATCACCGCGCCGCATAGCGCGAGCTCGCTCCCGTCCGGGGCGAAGGCCACGCCGAAAGCGGTCTTGCCCTCCGGCTTCGGCGCGTCGCTCTTGCAGGCGTCCCAGAGCGCCTCCGGGATCACCGCGGCATTCTCTTCGGTCAGCACCGGTGACCACCAGCCGAGGCGTTCCCTCGCAAAGCCGTCCGCGCTCATGTTCCGCATTTCCTCCTCCGTGAAGGCCTCCGTCAGCCGGGAGCCCATCGCCGGGTTGCATTTGTACCACAGCGCCCGATCCCAGATCGCCACGTCGCCGACGCTCTTGCCCTCGGCGCTCCACTCGTGCCAGGCGTTGTGCGGGCCGTGCTCGTCGAGGATCGCCTGGCGCAGCCGCCGGAACACCGTTCCGGGGCAGCCGGGATAGGGCGGTGTCCCCGCCATGATGAGCTGCCTCGTGCCTGTGTTGCTGGCGGACAGCGTGGCGAGAATGGATTCAAGCTGGTCGTCGGTCAGCTCCTGCGCCTCGTCGAAGATGACGCGGGAGACGCCGTCGAAGCCTCGCGCCGCCTGGCGGCTCCGGGCCAGAAACTCAATGGCCCCGCCGTTGTCCAGCTCAATGGACTCCTCACCGTTGGTGTACCGGATGGTTTTGATCGCCGCCGCGAGCTCCGGGTATTTCTTGTTCGTAAAAATGGCCTCCAGCCGTCGGAAGGCCTTCTTGCTGGTTCTGACCTGGTGAGCGGTGTGCAGAATGCGTTCCCCGGCCGCGGCCAGACCGTAAAGCTCCAGCGCCTCCAGGCAGACGTTTTTCCCGTTCTGCCTGGGCACGGAGAGGCCCGCCGTCGTGGTGCTGTAGCCGTCGGCGTCTTTTCCCAGCCAGCAATCCAGGATATCCCGCTGCCAGTGGTCGAGTGGATAGGCGTAGGCAGCCATCAGCGCCGCCGCGTCCCCGCCGTCGGTCGTGATCCGCTTCGGCTCGATGCGAAAGCGCGGCTCCTGTGAGCCTGTTTTTGTCTTCGTCATAGGGCCTTGCGCTTGCGGATCTCATCCAGCACCGTGAGCCGCACGTCCTTCTGCTCCGGCTCCTGGGCGATGGCACCGGCTCGCAGCCGCCGCAGGCCCTTGGGCGTGAGGCCCAGCGTCTCCCGGTAGCCCTGGAGCTCCTTGCTGAGCTGCCGCAGCAGCGTGTAATGCTCGTCAAGAGGGGAGGGATTCTTCCCGTCCTCCGCCGTCGCCTTCCAGGCGGTGCGGCAGCGCCTTATTTCACGCTCCAGCATGCACATGTCATGCACGGTCGGCTTAAAGGCATCGTCCCAAATTCCCAGCCGTTCCATCTCCGCCCTGTATTTGTCCTCGGCCTTCAAGCTCTCACCTCCGTGTCCACTGTGGGCACCGCCCTGGCTTTCGTGTCCGCGTTCCCCGCGCGCGAATCCCGTCCGCGTCGCGCCCCCGCGATATTTCTTCTCCCCGCCCCGCCCCCCAAATTTCCCCTCGGGGGTATTTCGGCGCT